GGGATATACCCTCCCCACCATCCCAGAAGCCGTACAGAAGGCGCAGGTGGAGATTGCTTTTCAGGTTATACACAACCACTTTCAAGCCCTTGCCCCTATGGCTGCTGGGTCAGCACAGACAAATTTCGTAGGCATAGGTAAATTGCAGGTACAGTTTGGTGTTAAAAGCGGTACCATTACTAGAGAATTTCTCGATACAGCCTCTTTTGGTGCTATTTCTATTGTGAAGTTTTACCTCAAGCCCTACATTGCGAGTGGGATGGCGGTACTTGGTTAATCATGGGACTCAAAGATAATATAGTCCAGGCAGTAGACCACCTTTTCGCTACATTGTCAGAGTTCGTGACTACTGCCACGCTGACTAAAGAGACAACAGATTCTTTCAACGCGGCTACAGGAAAGCCTACATCCACGACCACTACTTACTCCATTCAAGGGATTGCGTACAACGATACAGCGACCAGTCATGATGACAAGCCCCAAGCGAAATGGGCAAAGGTCTTTACCTTCAAACAATCCGAACTTACTGCTTCTGCTCCCACCACTTTCGACAAGTTGACTGTGAACGGGGTAAAACACGAGATTACGGACGTAGAGCAAGACCCTGCGGCCATCACCTGGACGCTTACGTTGAGGGTTGCTTAATGCTGGAAAGACACGGCTCTATAGAACAAGGCAACGGCCTCCACAGAGGTGCGATTGGGGCTAATCTTGGTCCCGTCGCGTCGGCTGTGGCGGAGCAAGTGTCTCGTGTTATTGAGTCTATGGAGCGTATTCCTCGGCTGTTCGCTATCGAATGTGGTTTTAGGATTGTAGACAACTCCCCGATTGATACGGGCCATTTTCTTGTGAACTGGCAGGCGGGGGTAGGCAACATCCCCTCATCTGAGATTCACACCGCCATGTCTAAGTCCAAGTATCAAATCCACCACAAGAGTAAAACAGGCGGTAACAAAGACACGTCGAGCCACATGCGTTTTGAGCGCGAGGCTGTGAAGCGTAGGATTCAAAGTACATTCTGGAAAGCCAAGGCGGGCGACTTGCTGCGTATCCAGAACAACGTGAAATATGCCTCGGCACTAGAAGCCCCTCAAGCACATTCCAAACAAGCCCCTGGGGGGGTGGTTACTCCGGTCCTTCTTGATGCAGAGAATATCTTGAACTCTATTATTGCCGGGGAGATAGGGTATCTTTCTCAAAGCAGAGGCGTTCGTAGAGATACCATGCAAGGAAGCAAGTAGACCATGACCACAGTTTACACTGATCTTTATGCCTCCGTGACAGGAAAGTTCGCAACTCTTGCGACGACAAATTCTTGGACTATTGCTGGTCCTAACTTTCCTTTCACTCCTGTCGAAGGTCAGGAGTATTACGAACTTTCGTTTGTTCTAGGCCAACCCACCCAACATTTTTTAGGCACAAACGGACAAAACCAACTTGATTTTGCTTTTAGGGTTTTAATCCATCGTCCTAAGGGGAAAGGCTACGGGGACGCCTTACTGGACGGGGAGAAGATTGTAGAAGCGTTCAAGAGAGGCACGATCATATCTACTACAGGATTTGATATCAAAGTGTGGTCTGCTTCGATTCTTGGTGGATACCAAAGTGAGGATGGTTGGTTTGTCACTCCTGTTCAAATCATGTGCAGGGCCTACACCCCGAACTAATTTTTCCTGTTAATTAGAAAACCTCTGGGAGAAAGATCATGGCTAAACGAGTGACCACGGAAAACCCCACCAAGAATATGGTGTGCCATACCTACGCAATTTTTGGGGAGGGAGAGTCTGCCTCTGACGATCTGGCCTCTATTGTCGAAGAGTTTGTAGTTGTGGGGGTGGAAGGGAACGCTATTACTTGTCCCTCCCCAATTTCTTTGTGGGCATCTTACAACGGTGTTCCTGCGGATTGGGATGCGATTCGTGCCGAACAGGACATCGAGGAAGAGTACACGAAGATTTCTTGGTTCCAGACTTCAGATTCTTCTTCTGTCCAAGTCCCTATCGCGGGGGGCGGGTCGGCTCTGTGGGCCTCTCTGGCCGTTCTGGCATGTGACCCTGAAGCTAAGGTCATCTTCTGCGGTTGCGACGTTCCTGAGGGCAATCTGAAGGCTCGTAGGGGGTGGGAACGCGCCCTCCCCAAACTGCAAGGCAAAGCCGAGGGCATTTCCGGGTATCCCAAGGAACTGCTCGGCTAGATAATTTCGGGGAGGCGGCGGCTTACCGTGGATAGAACCCCATCGCCCTATCCAGCCTCCCCCATACATTAAGCGATGGACTAACACTTCTTGATGGGAGAAGACATTATGAGCGGTTTCAATCTGAAGACTCTGGATGTGGTTTCCAAGGCTAACGAAGGCACTACGGTGGATATCGTCCACCCGGTTACTGGCGATCCTCTGGGCATCAAGGTCCAGGTTGTTGGACAGGATTCTGACCTGTACCGCAAGGCACAGCGGAAGATTCTGAACAAGCGTTTGAACGACAAGAAGTTCAAGACCCGTGCGGAAGAGTTGGAGAACGAGGCTATTGACCTGCTTGCCGGGTGTACCGTGGGGTGGGAGGGCATTCAGGAGGGTGAGACGGACATTCCCTTCTCTGTGGATGCTGCCAAGCGTGTGTACCGCGAGTACCCCTGGATGAAAGAACAGGTGGATATGGCTATCGGGGATCGCGGGAACTTCCTGGGAAACTAATCGGACAGTTAGAGGAGGCATTTAGTCATCAACTTCAATATGGTTCTAAGGGGGAGGATGGAACTTCTCCCTTAGACCATATATCCTTGGCAAGAGAACAAGCAAAGCAGATGGTGGCGAGGGGAGAGAAGTTATCTCCACATTACCAACAACTGCTTGATGAAGGCGATGACTTAGTGTCGGATGGGGTGAGAGCACCTCATGAATTAGAGCCTCTTCTAGCTGTCTTTTATGAGTTACATAACGCACGACAAAGTAGCGGGTTCGGACCCTCCCCGCTGAGTTTTGCAGACATAGAAAGTTGGGTAAGACTTCGATGTTTCCCTTTATCTGCATTTGAAGTTGACGTTATCAAGAGGCTAGATACCTTGTACCTTACGCACTCCGCTAAAGCATCGAAAGAGCAGTCTAAAACGAAAGGTAAGACCTAAATGGATTTAGCCCAACTGTCCGTTTCCTTCCAGGCGAGGGGTGTTCAACAGGCTGCCCAAGAAGCTGGCAAGTATGTTAATGCCCTCAATGCCGCTGAAAATGCCGCCAATAAGTTCGCAAAGAGTAGTGAAACTATGGAAGCCTCCCTCAAGCGGGGGGCTTCCGGTGGGGCGGGGAAGGACTTCATCAGCACATTCTCTCGTATTACTGCTGAAATGAAGAAGATGGAACAGGTATTCAACCAGTTCAAAGGCTTTCAGAGTTTCTATGGGCAGTTGGATGGATTTCAAGCCCGATTGGCGGCAGTTTCCGGTAAGTTAAGTAGCGGCTCCCCTTTGAAGGGGGTCGAGGCTTTTCGTAACCAGATAAAGGCTCTTGAATCCTCCCTGGCTTCGGCGGGAAGGACCGGCTCCGCTAATGCTTTAGTTGCAGAGATTGCTAAACTTGAGGCCGCTATAGATAAGATAGGGGTCACGAAGAGAGGCACACCGTACAAAAATAAAGCTCTTGCAGGTCTTATCGAAGAGATGCGGAAGGACTTAAACCTTCTTGCAACCGAAGCACTTTCCTCAGGCACAAGAGCCAGTCAGAACTTCAACAATGCTCTGAAGTCTTTTGGTATGGACGGGAAGCAGCAGATTGCTACTCGTGTTCGTGAGATCGTAGACCAGTATAGAACATTAAAGACTGCTTTCGCGGATAACCCTCCGCAGTTGAAGTTGGCTACCGCCCTTTTTCAAGAGAAGTTGGGGGAGGCCAAGAGGGCTTACGCTGCCTTTCGTGCCGAGATGGAGGCCAAAACCGCACAGATAGTTCCTACCTTGAATGGTCCTCTCTACGATCAACGGTTAATCCAGCGACAAGTGTCTGGGGCTAACGCGGTATATCAGTCTACTTTTGGTGGGGTGTCGGACCCCTCCCACTTTTCCAATTCAAAAGTCTGGGCAGACATAGATGCTGCGGCCAAGAAGGCTGCGGAATCTGTTCAACAGAGTAATGCCAAAATTGCTCAGTCCGCCGAACAAACATCCCAAGCATGGGCTAAGATGGGGATTCGTCCTTCTGCGGAGATCAAAAAGGACATCGCACAGATAGAAGCAGCCTTGAGACACATGGCTACGAACGCTTCTGCATCGGACTTCTCTCGCTTCTCTACCAAAGCGCGGGAGGAAATAGCCAAACTCAATAAAGAATTAGGTAATACCTCTACGCTATGGCAGAAGTTTAAGAGCAACTTTAGTGGCTCAAAGAATTTAGCTACTGTGGCCATCAATACTGCGTCCTATTCGGGCATGTACACTCTTTTGGGCTTAATTACCTCCATTCCAGGGCATATCATCAAGGTAAACTCTGAAATGGAAGTGCTTCGAAAGTCTTTTGACGGTATCTTTGGCTCAAGTAAGGCCGGGCTGGAGAACTTTAACTACATTATTTCTGCTGCAAATAGATTCGGAAAAGAAATTACTGCTGTGGCTGGAGGCTACAGAAAGTTTGCTGCCGCCACTGATTATGTCGGTATGTCCTCTGAACAAACAAGACGAATCTTTGAGGCTGTCACCGCTTCTGTCACAAAGATGGGAGGGTCTTCCGACGACATTGGGGGAACTCTGACCGCCT